AGTGGTTGACCGCCTTGGTGGCACCATGGAACACGCACTGCCTTATAACAGCCAGGCCCGTGGCCTGATTGAACGTGCCCACCAAACAATTTGGGTCAACGCCGCCAAAAAGCTGACCAGCTACATCGGCGCCGACATGGACAAGCACGCTGGGACCAAAGTGCACCGGATCAGTCGCAAGCAACTGCGCGAAACCGGCGCTACTCGACTGATCCCAACCTTCGCCGAATTCATGGCGGGGGTCGAATACGAGATTGAAACCTACAACAAAAGCCCGCACCGGAGCCTTGCAAAGGTACGTGACCCACTGACTGGTAAGTTCCGGCATATGAGCCCGAACGAGGCTTGGGATACAGCCCTGTCCGAAGGCTGGCAGCCAATCGTTGCTCCCACCGAACTGCTGAACGATCTGACCCGACCACAAGTCACTCGCCCAACCCGCCGTGGCGAAGTCACCTGGTCGGGGGAAACCTACTTCCTCAACGCCCTGCGTGACTTCCACGGTGAAGACATCCGCTTGGCCTATGACGTTCGCGACGCCTCTCGCGTTTGGGTTCGCACCATGGAAGGCGAACTCATCGGCGAAGCGCTCCTGAACGGAAACGCCAGCGACTACATGCCGAAAGCCTTGATTGAAAAGGCCTACGACAAGCGCGAAAACGGCCAGATGAAGCGCGCTCTGGACAAGCTGGAAACTCTGACCGGCAAGCGCGTGGAAATGATCGCACCGACCACCGCGCCATCCGCCCAACTCAGCGTCGAGCAACTGGCCGAAGCCCAGCGTTTCGCCCAACTGGCAGCGCCGCAAGCCTCCGCTTTCGAACTGCCATCCGACCCCACCGCTCGCTATCACTTCTGGCATCAGCTCAATGACCGCCTCAACAACGGCGAGTCCCTGACCCACGAAGAAACCCAGTGGCACAGCCGCTACCCGAACCACCCCGACTTCGGCGCCATTCGGCGGATGTTCGAATTTGCCGAACAAGCCAGCGCCTGACCACAAACCTTTAGGAGTTCATTTATGAGTGTTTCCAAGATCGTTCCATTGACCAACGTCGGGCTACTGTCCGCCGCCATCGAGCGCGCTCATGCTCGCCCTCTCGGCCTGCCTGGCCTAGTGGTGATGTACGGCGCCAGCGGCCTGGGCAAAAGCGTTGGTGCAGCCTTTGCCGCCAACCTGCACCGTGCCTACTACGTCGAGTGCCGCGACACCTGGAGCAAGAAGGCTTTCCTGCAAGCCATCCTGCGTGAAATGAGCATCGCCCCCGGCCAGACGCTGTCAGTGATGGTCGACCAGGTCGCCGAACAACTGTCCCGTAGCGGTCGCCCGCTGCTGATCGACGACGTTCAATACCTGCTGGAAAAGGCGGTGGCCAACGTCCTGACCGACATCTACAACGCCAGCCAGGGCACCATCGTCCTGATCGGCGAAGAGCGAGTGCCGAGCAGTCTGGCCAAGCTGGAGCGTCTGCATAACCGCGTTCTGGAATGGGTTCCCGCACAACCCGCCACCCAAGACGACCTGCGTAATCTGGCGAAAGCTAGCTATCCGGCTCTGCACTTCGCCGATGACCTGTTGGAAGACCTTCGCCACCAGGTGCGCGGCTGCCTGCGCCGTGTCGCGGTCAATCTCTACAAGGTCTACAGCGAAGCCCAGGCCCTCGGCCTCGACAGCATCGACCTTGCGGGCTGGGGCAAACGCGGCTGGTTTACCGGCGAGGCTCCAGTACGGAGGGGCGCGTAATGGCGGGCGGTCGTGGTCGTAAACCGATTCACCTGGAAATGCGCGGCAACAAGAGCAATCGCCAGCGTATTTGGGAGGCCATTCGGGCAGAGCGTGACGGTTTCCAAGTGGCCGACGTGGCTCACCGCGCAAAAACCGACATAACGGTCGTCAATACCTACGTGCAGTCGCTGCTGCGAGGTGAGTACGTCGAACTCATTTCCGGCGCACCGTACAAGACGCAAACGCTACGCCTGATCAAGGATGTCGGCGCAGAGGCTCCCAGCCTCACCAAGGAAGGCAAGCCGAGCAATTCGGGTAAAGGCACCGAAGCCATGTGGCGCACCTTACGAATCCTCGGCGAACTGGACGCCCATGAACTGGCGGCTCAGGCGTCAACCGTGACGCCAACAACGCCGTCAACAGCGGCTTCCTATCTGCTATGGCTCAAGAAAGCGGGTTACGTCATTGAGGTATTGGCAGGCAAGCCGGGGCGAAAGGCTCGCTACAGCCTTGCTCCCGGCAAATACACCGGCCCGCGCCCGCCGATGATCCAGAAGATCGGCCAAGTCTTCGACCCTAACCTGAGCAAGGTCGTATTCCGCCAGCCCGAACCAGCGGAGATCGAGCTATGAACGTCAGTCTTGCCGCCTGGGGTCCTGAAGCTCCGCTGTTCGTGCGTCTGCTCGCCGCCGAGGTTGCCGTCAGTAACAAGACCAAGGCAGGCCAGCGCATCGGCATGAGCCGCACCGCCGTCAGCCTGATCCTTGCCAACCGCTACGCCTCGCCCAGCACGGCCGGTGTGGAGCGGCGCGTCATGGAAACCCTCGGTCGTATCGAGTGCGTTGCCCTGGATACAGAGATCAACAGCGACCAGTGCCAAACCTATCGCGAAAAACCGGCGCCGACTCATAACCCGCAGGCGATGCAGCAATGGCGCACCTGTCAGCACTGCCCGACCAACCCCAACTGCTGCATCCAGGAGAACGCCCATGCTCGCCTCCACTAGCCGTACGCAATTGAAAGTGTTGACCCCGTCACTGGCTGACCGCCTGCGGATCTTCAACGCCGCCGCCCGCATGTTGCAGGCGGACGGCTTCCGCGTCCTGGCCTTTCATCCCGCCGAAAACCTCCTGGTCATCGGCCCCGAAGGCGGTCAGCGCCTGATCGACCTCGGTCACCACGACGGCTTCAGGCGTCACGGTACGGCCGGGAGCACCCGCTACAACGTGCAATTCCGGGGCGTGACCCTGGAATGGCGCGAATCCATCAGCGCCACCCGTCCAGGTGACTGGTCGCGCCCGACTCTCCATTGAGGAACCTTGTAATGACTGCACAACAAACCATCCCCGAAGGCTATCGCCGGGATGCTCAAAACCGCCTGGTACACGAAAGCCAAGTGAAAGAAATCGACGGCCTGCGCGACAAGCTGGTGCTGGAGCTGGTCGATAAAGCCCGGGTTGCATCGGCGTCGCTGGCGGCTTTCAAGTCGTCTTCTTTCAGCCAGATCGACGCCTTTGTCGAACTGAGCAAGGCCGAATACGGCGCCAAGGTTGGTGGCAAGAAAGGCAACGTCACCCTGTTGAGCTTCGATGGTCGCTTCAAGATCCAAAAGGCCGTCCAGGAAGGCATCGCCTTTGACGAACGCCTGCAAGCCGCCCGCGACCTGATCGACGAATGTCTTCAAGACTGGACGGCCGGGGCTCGCCCGGAGCTGCTGACCATCGTCAATGACGCCTTCAGTGCCGACACCAAGGGCGAGATCCGTACTGCCCGTGTCCTGGCCCTACGTCGCCTGGAGATCAACGATGAGCGCTGGTTGCGAGCGATGCAGGCCATCAGCGATGCCTGTCAGGTGGTCGGCTCCAAGTCCTATATCCGCGTGTACGAGCGGGTCGGCGACACCGACCAATACAAGCCGATCAGTCTCGATATCGCGGGGGTATGACATGACGACGATCACCATTCGCTGCTACTTCAGCACGGGCTCCTACCACGCCAAGGCGCCCGGTTACAGGACCACGGCATCTTCCACCGAGTCCGCGAAAAAGGCCGCTGACCGGCTCGTCGAAAAGCTGTGTCCAGACCTGGAGATCGAAAACATCGAAGCGATTCAGGACGGCGGCCCGGCTGCACTGAACCTCTACCACTATCACTTCAAATCAGACGAGGGCGCTTGAAATGCAGCGCTATCACGACACCAGCACCGATCCGCTGCCACTGCACTCGCCTCAGCATGACGCCGAGCGCGACAACCTCGACCGCCTGACCGCTGCCTTTCTGGCGGGCGGCGGGCAGATCGAGCAAATCGGCCACCGTATGAGCAGCGCCCCGGTGACGTTCAGCATCAACCCTGAGCGCTCGCCAGTCTATGCCCACCTGTTCGCACCGCTATCTCCTGCGGCAACGCCTGAGCCGGTGTTGGTCGCAGACACCTGTGACCAGAAAGCCGCCAGCTTGATCATGGCAGCGGCAGCCCTGGGCGACGCCCCGCCGTGGATCGCCCGAAAGCTGCATATGACCGAAAAGCACGTGCGGCAGATCGCCCGTGACTACCAGATCACCTTCCACAAACAACGATAGGAACCCGCATGGCCAAGATCACTTTCATCCTTGAAGACAGCCGCGACGACAGCGGAACTCCCGTTGTCTCGATGGACATGTCGAAGGCGTCCGGTTGCTCCCGTGGGCATGTTCACCCGACCCCTGCCGTCCTCATTTCGGAAATGTTGTGGGGCATGGCGTCGTGTGAACGGATCCTCGGATCACTTCCTCCCCACCGAAAACAGCCACCGACAAACACCATCCATTGAGCGAAACCGCCCCGGCCTTCCGGGGTGGTCTGCCGGGCGTGGTTGCCCGGTACTGATGAGCAGCCGAGGAATAAATGGAAAGAATTATGAGCGAGCAACGAGATCCGTTACGGCGGTCGGTAAGTGACGAAGACCAAATGAATTTGCCCGAGGGCAAGACTTGCGGCGACTGCGTGCATTGCCGCCGCTGCACGTTGATGTTCGGCCACATCCCCGCTGATGAGGCTTGCGACTGGAGCCCTTCGCGCTTTCGCGACGCCGTGCCAACTACCGTTTCCGCATAACTGACGAGCAGCCAGCATGGACCACAGCAAAGCCATAGAAAAAATCAAGAAGTGCCTGCGCCTGGCCGCAAGCGGCAATCCTCACGAAGCGGCGACCGCCATGCGCCAGGCCCGTGCGCTGATGGAGAAGTTCCGTATCGAAGAAGCGGACGTCGAGCTTTCGGACGTCCAGGAACACGGTGCGCGTAGCGGCTCCAAGATGAACCCCACTCGCTGGGAAGCCAACTTGGCGGGCTGCGTAAAACGAGCCTATGCCTGCGAGCTGATATTCCTGGCCGGTCCAGGCGAATGGCGTTTCATTGGCGAATTCGCCGAGGTGGCCAGCTACACCATGACAGTGCTTCTGCGCCAGGTACGTCAGGCCCGGCGTGACTTTATTGGCGACCAGCTCAAACGCTGCAAGCCTGCAACCAAGACCAAGCGTGCCGACACGTTCTGCGATGCCTGGGTGTATCAGGTGCGTGACCAGGTAATGGCGTTTGCGGGCAGCGACTCACCGTCCCCGGCAGCAGTGGCCTACAAACTCAAGCACCACCCTGAAACCCAGCAGGCAGCACCCACCAACCGAAACACCAGCGGGCGACTGAGCAACCGTGCGGTGACTGACTCGATGCGCGGCATTCTGGCAGCGAGCGACGTTCGTCTTAATCACGGCGTCAATGGCCAGGAACAGCTTTCCCTGAATTGAGCGAAACCGCCCTGGAATTCCGGGGCAGTCTGCCGGACGTGGTTGTCCGGTACTGATGAGCAGCCACTCCATGACAGACGAAACACCAGCGGCCCGTAAACGTCGCCTGGCCCGCGAGCGCAAACAAGCCGAGCGCAGACGCAACGCCGTTAAACGGCTCGCCATGGGTGCCAGCAAATTCAAGATGGAAATGTACCTCGGCACCCGCCGTGAGCTGGAACAGATACGCACAGCCGGGAGCTTCGACGAAACGGAGCACGCACTGACCATCACGATTCACCGCGTCGCCGAGCTGTCCCGAAGCGACCCGACAACCTTCCTCAGACTGATAACAGGGAAAACGTAATGACCAGACGAAACATGGATCTGAGCAAGATCCACATCGCAAAAAAAGACCTTGGCTTGGACGATGAGACCTATCGCGCCCTGCTGTTCCGGGTGGCGGGCGTTCGCTCGGCCAAGGATCTGAATCCACGCACGACAGGCCAGGTGCTTGCCGAGTTTGAGCGCCTTGGCTGGAAGGCATCCTCTGCCAAACCAGGCCGCAAGGCACCAGCCGCCGCCCCGGATCGGGCCAAGCTGCTTGGCAAGGTCGAGGCCTTTCTTGCCGAGGCCAAGCGTTCGTGGGCATACGTAGACGGCATGGCCCTGCGCATGTTTCAGGTCGAGCGCGTGGAGTGGCTGGACCCTGGCCAACTGCACAAACTTGTTGCTGCCCTGAGCTACGATGCTAAACGCCATGGGAGAACCGTCTGATGAGCGATGACCTGTTCCCCGATGAACTCGACAACCTGGATGCCAACAAGGTATTGGCCAGCATGCAAGACCCTACCGTGCTTTCACGTTGGGAGGGCTCGTTGCGGGAAATGGTCGAGATCGCCGAAGCCAAGCTGCTGGCCGAAATGGGGCCGACATCTACCGCGCCAGAGCTGGCCCGGCATGTGGTCTTTGCCATCTGTTCGGTCATGGGCGGCGGCGTGATCTACCTGCCTCGCGGCGATGCGTTGAAACGCGCCATGCGGGACGCCGCGATCTTCCGCGAATGGCGGGACAACGCGACCCCGATCCCTGATCTGGTGCGTAAGTACGACCTTGCGAATCAGACCATTTATGACATCATCCGCAAACAGCGGGCTCTGCATCGTAAGAATGAGCCTGATCTATTCGGGTATGACGAAGGGACGATTCACTAATGAACGGACAAGCGGCGGTCAGCATTCTGGCCATATTCATAGGGTTCTCTGGATACTGCTTCGCCGCTGACTCGGAAGGTGTATCGCATGAGCAAGCCGCACAAGAGGCGGTCGCAAACCGCAAGCTCGCCGTCACTTTGTGGGACGAAACCCACCAGGCCTGCGCGGTTCGGGACTGGCCGAAACAGTCTTCGATCATGAAGACAATCAATAGCCAGCTCTCGGCCCAGCCTTCGAACAATCAGAAATACAGCGCCCGTTTCGTCTATTCCAGTTGCCAGCAGATGCTTTCAGACGTGTCCTTTATCAACGGCGCCTGCTTCAATAAGGCACCGACACAGCATGAAATGGATCACATCAACAAGACCTGGAAGGAAGACTCCAAACTGTGCGACGCAGAGATCGCAAAGCCGGACCTTAGCCGAGCCGAGCCGGTCAAAGAGCAAACGGAAGCACAATGGGAGGCCGAGCAACGAAAGAACGGGGAGTCCGAAGAGGACATCGCATTCATGAAGCAACTCCGCAACTCCTGAATCCCGAAGCCCCGCCACCGAGCGGGGCTTCTTCTTAAACCCCGCTGATACTCGACCCATTCCGCGTACGCGCGAAGCTTGTACCGTTCTCTCAACGGCAGTTTCGCACCATGCGTACAGCACTCGCTTCCCCCAAAGTCTCCCGGCCTCAATGGCCACGTCAGTACGCGCAGCTCATTCTTGCCGCTGGCAGTGACAACGCCCGTGCGGTGCTGTGGGCCAAGGTTCCGCCCGATTGGCTGGATATTGTCCAGGCGCATGTCGCCCAGGGCGAAGAGCGCATCCGCCAGCAAATCAGCCAGCGAGAGAAGTTACGCCCCGCTGTAAGAACCCACTCCACCCCAGCCCTTGCCGACTACCGCCAGCCCGTTTGTGTACCTGGCGACCCCGTGGTCGCGGCGCGGCATCTAGCCGCGCTTCGGGCAACCATCAATTCACCGCGAGTATCCCAATGACGCCTTCACTTCCGAAGCGGCGCCCCCGTGCGCCACGTATGACCGACTGGACGCTGATCACCATTGCACTGCTGTTGTGCCTGGCCATCGTCGCCCCGACCAAGCTGCCTGTCGTCCTCTATAAATGTGGCCTGGTCACGCTAGGCGGCGTACTCGGC